ACAACACAACACAACACAAAACAAAACAAAACAAAACAAAACAAAACAAAACACAACACCTCGGAACAAAATAGAAAACAATTGTGCAAGGCATTGTGATCTAACATAGATGGATTATAAAAATCAATGTTAATGTAGAATAGGTAAGGGTTATCATTTTTGGTGATGTATATAGTTTAGTTAAGTAGCATGGTTGGAAAGTTTATAGTACGGCTTTTCATCCTTTTAAATAGTTTTACTTTTGTAAATACACATTTATTTGGAATCATTGCAGTTTCTTTTATTAAGCTGGACTTTAAAGGGGATTGGTTTTAATTAGTATATATTTTCTTTTACGACTCTTGGTCAACTAATTGTAATTTTAGAAATTTCTTTCATACGTGCGAGGGGCTAATGTTGATGGTGCTATAACCCCCGGGTGTTAGTGGTAAACTTCAAAGTAGATGAAGTCAGACTCACTTGTTTGGAAACTTTAGTGTTATACGGCCCCGGATATTGGAAACGGTACTGGGAACTAAGGAAACTTTTAGTGGAAAAACATGCAGAGCATGGATTCGAAATGAATTGGAAACTGTCATCTGAATGAACCTGTTCTTCTTTTTCTTTTTGATGGACACAAACGCTTGGTATAACGATTTATGCGCTCGCCATTGCGGCCCATGTTCTAAGGGGAGTAGGAACATGTGTTTGGAACTCCTTGGGAATTTGTTTGATTTAAAGAAACTACCTGTCGGATATTTTCAGAGTGTGGTGGATGGGGAAGCCATGGTTTTAAACCTAATTAATCTGGGTTCCATAACTGACTGCCACCTATGTTCTGAGGTATTTAAGACCCTAGCTTATCCAAATAGTGTGCAGACTAACAGCGGTCTCTATGGGCATTATGCTTTTGCAAATGTCGGGTGTCTTGAAGAGCTGCATTTATCTGTTTACTTGAATCTGATTGGAAGAGCATGGGAACGAGATCCTAATATGGGTATCGCTCTCATCTGGGGCCAGCTAGAACCTCTATTTAGCTGGGCTGGTTTTGAACTTCTTTATGAAGAGCATTCCTACGTTAAATTTTCGCAGAGACGATTCAACTATGGTTTTAGGGTAGGTAATAAGTTTGGCATTCTTTGCCTTCACCTACGCCATTTAGTAAACCATAGGTATGAATTTGCATTCAGCCTAACAATTTACGGTGATGTTGCTAGTAATCCTGGACCTTCTGCAACTGTCTGGGATTGTGTTATTGACCGTATAATACTTAATTATATTGGTGGTGCATATTACCAAATAAGCATAACATATTTCGATCAAGGTTTGTTATGTTTGACAACATGGGAAGCAGATCTCTTTGAAATCTCCAGCTTGTTGTGCATTAATGGAGGCAAGTCTTTATGTCACTACTTGTCTTATGTGCAACCGGAGGCTGTTCATAGTTCTGTTTACTCCTACCTTCTTGCTCTAGGTGAAGGTGAAATATCATGTGCAATCCTTAGCAATATTGCTCTTGAGGAGATCGGAACTATACCTCTGAGTGATGAGTTTGTCATTCCCACAAAAGCTGCCTCCTTCCTTGAGGTAGTATTTTTGTTAAGGAAAAAAGGGATTCCACATGAACTTGGTAATTACATTGCTGATCTACTAAAGGTCAGTTACATTAAAAAGAAACAGCAGAATTTGCTCCTTGAAAGGACAGTACGCGGAGATTTCTTCTTTATTGATGAACATTTCAGTCTACTGGATCCTGTTTTAAAAATTGCTTATTGTCTAAATGAGGATGCCTGCACTTGCCCTTTATGTAGGCCTTACTATCCCAGCACATGTCATGGTTTTTGGTATGACACCTCTAACGATGATGCATATTTTAGATCACGTTACTTAGGATATGCTGGCTCCTCCTCTGGTTCACTTGGAGGAGATACTAATATCTTCATTGAAGTCCTTGACAATAAAATTTGGAGATTAGTTGTTCGTAAAAGATGGGAACGGATTCGGCAACTTCAGAAGCTAGATACGGATGACTTCCAGCTCTTTACATTTGTACTTCGAGTATGGATTGCTTTCTTCCTGCTTGCATTTGAGATTTTGAAATTTGTTCTCACACCCCTTAATCCTCTCTATATCTTTGGAAATTGGTTTTTAAGTGCATTAGATTACTTCTTAAAGGCTCTTTACTCCTATATAACCTTCGGGTTCGTTGGTGTAAAGTTGAACTCAACTTGGTTACTTCTCCTCAATATTTTATATGTAATAACAGGCCTTGACTCAAATATCGCCGGGTTAAGTGCCTGGTCTGTTTTAATTGGGCGAAATTTCTTTTACACTTTTGATCTCTGTTCTAGGTTGCTCTCTTGGTTCTTGTGCTATAAGTACAGTTTGAATCTGTTTGTTATGTCCATAGTGCGGGTTGTAGTTAGTGATTATTTACACCACCTGTATCTTTCCTGGTCTTGGGAATGTTTGCTTGGACTTTATTATTTTGGCGCTTTGTTAACTGTACTAACAGCCATGTTTGTGGCTGAAAGGCCTTGGGAAAAACCGTACGTTCAGTTTAAGGAATATAACATAGTTGCAAATCTTCTGAAAGTGAGACACTCACTTCCTTCATCTGAGAAAATGGCCTTTATACATCAGTATTTAAATGATGTACCAGCTTTCCAGACTCGTAGGAGAGTAGTCAACATAGGAAGGGATTTTGCGAAATCGTTAGGTTCATATTCATGGGATGATTTTAAGTTATCCTCAATCTCCTCATACATTGCCCCTTTACAGGAACGTGTTACTAACAACGTAAGAGCAGTCAACTATATGTTGAATGTGAAAAGGGAAACAAACCTTAGATGGGAAACCTTCAGAAGGCATGTCAACCCTGATACGGATAGGTACCGTGATTGTTTAGACCGTGCAGAGACCTTGTATGGGAAGAAAATCCCTGAAAAAGAGGCCATCCTCTTGGATATTCAAAATTCGAAGTTCTATAAAACAAATCCAGGGTATGTTGATGTTCTTGCAACTACTCCTTGGGATATTAAAAAACAAACTTACATACATAACAAGGAGAAAATCCTGGATGTAGGTTTTAAAAATGAACTTGAACACACCTATAATGGGTCCTTCCTTAACAACATAGAAGATCAAATACTTTCGACCTCCCGATACTCCACAAAAACCGAAATGTCATTAGATGTTGATGCCCTCATCGATGACTGTTACAACCTTAACCACAAATGGCTTGATAGGTCAGGGCTTACTTCTGTTAGGAAAGTTATGAAGGATTATCACTTTAATTATAACTTTGGATTTGGTGCCTATAACGACAGGGGTAAGGCTATCAAGAGAAATCAATTGTTCAAACACTGCGGCGGGAAATTTGCTTCCAGGAGCCAATTGGCTGACTATATTGCTGAGAATATTATAACCCACCCAGGGTCATATGCACAGGTCAGTGATATGTTCCAGAAAGATGAGATATATTACCTTTCTAAATTCCCGAAAACGCGTACAATCTGTGGCTCTTCATTCTTCCATTATTGGGGGTCTATGGTTTTTGCAGCAGAAGTCAATCATCGTGCTCTCTGGCATGAAGACTCAATCTGTGTGGGGATGCCTCTTACAGGGTTTTTCTTACAACCTATTTTTAAAAAACTTATGGCCCATAAAAATGTCTATGAAGGAGATCTGACTGCTTTTGATTCCTCCTTGGCCCCTGCTTTGTGTGATCTACTCTCTGAGATAAGGAAGAAAGGTTTCAAAGGTCACCCACAGAGGAAAGAGATTGAAAAGATGATTGATGTTAATTATAAAACATTGCGTGATGACCCATTGCACCTTAAACAAGGTAACCTTCTGGTAAACCATGCTAAAGGGCTTCTGACTGGTCATGCATCTACATCTATGGATAACTCTTTTATCCTCAAAACTCTTTACTGGTTGGCCTTTAAGGATGCCACCGGTATGGATACTGAGACCTTCATGAAGGAAATCTTCCTCAAAAACTACGCAGATGATAATATTATTGCCTGGGACAAGGATTATTATGACTCTGATGGGAATTTGGTTACCTTTGAAACCCTTCAGAGGTCCCTCAAAGCTTATGGTGTTGATCTAAAGCTTGAAAATTCAGACCGTGAGAAAATTTCCTTCCTCTCCAAGAAATGTAGGCCTGCTACTGAATGGGAGAAGGAAATAGTTCCAGGTTTAGAAATGGCAATCTATCACGTGCCCCAGAAGCTGAAGATGAAATTTGCCCATGACTATAAATCATGTGGTGCTCCTGTTCGTCAGCTAGAACGTGCTGCTGGTTATTTGATGCTCTCCGCACATAATGAAGAATTCTACCAGGAAGTTCGAACCTTGGTTGAATCACTTGGTAATAGGTTCCCTGCAATTAAGAAGACTCATCATTGGAAATGGGCCACACAGACATATGAGGAGGTTTTGAAAAGATGGTACAGCCCTTTGGACCAACATCTTTGGAAATACCTTCATTTAATTGGTGAGACCAATAATAAACCAATTAAAGCACCAGCCTTCTCTATTGAGTTGGTAAATGGACTTCTGGATTCATGGTGCATGTTTGTTGACGCTTTTAATGTGTCCATTGCCTCAGTGGGCCTTCAATACATAGGTGCTTATACCTATACACGCCTAATAAAAGATGATTTATTAATGCCATTAGTAGCGATCTGCCTACGACATAACTCCGACCTTAGTAATATCAAATACACATTGTCGAGAATAGGTCTGGATTTCATTGACACACGAGCTCTTCTTGCAGATCATAATTTTGTTGAAACTTTCTCTCATAGTTTACGACAGAAAAGGACACAGAGGCAGATAGTTGCCTTAATAAATAGGTATCTCGCTTTATTTAAAATCTATCATTTCCTTTCTTCCTTTATACCACGACTTCCGATCTTAGTGCTTTTTAGGTTAGTAGTACGTCTGTTTAATATATCACTGAACAAACTAGCCGCTTTCAACTTCTACGCAACAGGTGATATTCTTGAATACGATTCATTTGATATTTTCAATCCTATCAAAGGCTTTCTTTTTGCCTTTATTATCAAAATCTGGCCCTTTTTATACGTACTTGATTGTAATCTGCGTATGTCAATTCAGAATTTGGCTGACTGGATAGACTCTTTCCATCAGGATAAGATACAAGAAAATATTGGGATGATAGCGAACAATATAAAAGCAGCTACAAATCCACTCGTAAAAGAGGATGTAGAACAGGCATGGGAGTTTGAGCAGGCTTATAGAGCTCTTTTCTCTCCTGGGAAGAAATATGCCACCTTTGCTGCTAGAACTGGTTATGGGAAAAGTACTTGGTTCGCAAAGTACTTACTGAAATACTATTCTCAGGTTATTGTTGTTGGGCCACGTCGGAATTTAGCTATTTCGACTTCAGAGTATATGTCTGACTTTGTAAAAGATGTTGGATGCTGGACTCATGGTTCACAGAAAAGAACTGGCAGGTTGATATATGCTACCATGGATTCGTTTTTGATCCACTATGATACTATATCTCCTGACTCATGTATCTTGGTTGATGAAGCTCATATACCTGAGAATTCTTATAAAATGGCCATCCCTTTGTTCTTGGAGGCCAAGAAATTTCATCATCTGGCTTTTATGACAGCAACTCCCGGAAAATTCTTGAAAGAAAACACTAGATTCGTTGATATGACAGACCGGGCTGGAAAGGCATGCAATTTGGAGATCAAACCAATAGTCCCTATTGCTCTACGTGAGTATAAGGCTATGCTTGCTAATCTAGTTCAAATCCCAAGTACTAAGAAGAGGCTTTTGTTTGTAAATACTAGGAATGAGGTTAATTACCTTGTTGGGCTTTCTAAGGGGCTTGCCTGTGGTATATACTCAGGCCATACAGCAGTTAATGATTTGGCCCAGAACTATATTACGACAAAAGTGTGTGATGTGGGTGTTACTATCAAAGATCTAGATGAAGTTTATGTCCATGACCTTGATTTATCACTGGATGAGAGTAAAAATCCTCACTATACATATGTCAAATGGGATACCATTAGACAGCGATGTGGTCGAGCAGGCAGAACCAGAGATGGGGTTGCGTATGTTTACCACATTGTGGATGTAGGTGTTGAGAAAAAGGAGCCTAGCTTGGGTGAGATGCTGAAGCAATCTCCTGCAATAGCAGTATCTAGTGATTGGTACAATTCACTGGAACCCAAGGGCAAGGCAACTTACTTCGAAACATTTGGTGTTGATAGGTCTTTGACACATTCCGAGCTTCTGAAATTCCAGGGGCTAGACACTGAGGAAGTTGATAAACCCACATGTAATGTGTGTGGTTCTGATGAAATTAATGAGACAAAAACCTGGGCTTGGTGTGATTACTGCCATCACACTTGGAAACCAGTTGCTAGAGAGGCTGTCTTCATTGACAGACCTAGCATGATTGTAGATGTCGATACTACAATGCGTATGGATTCACACTTGTTCATGGATCTAAAACGCGGCAGCAAAACTAAGGAAGTTCGACTTCATAAAGACAAATACACTTCTTGGAAAGTGGGGTCTGAAATCCAGGTTTTCGATCGTGAAACATCTGAAGTCCTTAGTGTCATCATAACAAATAAGGAAATAGTAAAAGATCTTTACACTGCTTTGGAAACAGGTTGGAGAGAAACCCTTCCAACTGTTCGTAGTTTCCATGAAGCTTATACAATATACATGTCCTATCCTGGATATAAAAGATCTGTTCGTACATATAAGGCAGCGACTTTCACTCTTGCTGTGAATCTGAAAGGCACTAAGGTGTTGAAACCTATGTCTGAAGTTCTTGGTAAGAGCCCTGTTGGTGGGCCTGTATCCTCTTTTTTAAGTTGTACTATTTTTCCTAAATGTTTTGATTCTGTAAATAATCTTTCAGCCGAGAAGGTTGCTAACCCTCCCATCGTAAATGCGAAGGAGTCAGGGTCCACTGGTACTGACTTCAAGGTGAGAAATGTGAAATATGGGTGCACTTCTCTCGATCCTCTTAAAAATGTTGCAGAAATCTCCTCTGTCGGGTATGGAAATGGGGAAAGTTCTGGCTTAACATTGGCTGAAAAATATTCTTTAAAAATGTGTCTTTCTGAATCCGACCAGAAATAAGACG